CAAAGGATGGGAACTTCACGAAGATCATTGAGGGGAACTATCTGGATAAAAAACCCTCGACATCTGTACGGAAATATCCGAAGAGTGTTGTTCCAGACTTTGTTTAAACGAGAGGAAATAGAATGAGATCAAATATTGAATTAAATCACGGCGACTGCATGGAAGCCTTGCGAGAGATGCCAGATAATGCCTTTGAGTTGGCTATTGTTGACCCGCCTTATGGGATTGAGCGGTTCAAGAAGGGCGGCAGCCATGTAAACAAATACGGAACAGAAGATCAGGCATGGAACAACACAAAACCACCGCAGGCATATTTTGATGAGTTGTTCCGCGTCAGTAAGGCGCAGATTATATGGGGCGGAAACAATTTCAATTTGCCAACAAGTGAATATTTCATAATATGGCAGAAGGGCGAGGCCGTGGAGTTCAGCTTCGCAATGGTTGAGCAGGCATGGACTAACGTGAAAAAGCCTGCAAAACTATTTAGGCACTTGCACGTGCAGTCCACAGACAAGCGCATCCACCCAACCCAGAAACCAGTCGCGCTCTACAAATGGCTCCTTCAGAATTACGCCAAGGAAGGCGACCGGATTCTTGACACGCACATCGGTTCGGGTAGTATCGCGATCGCCTGCTGGGATGCAAAGTTCGATCTTGTGGGCTATGAGTTAGATGAAGATTATCACAAAGCAGCAACCACGCGACTAAAGGAACATCAGTCACAGGGTCAGTTGTTTTAAAGAGAGGAAATGAGATGGAGAAATTAGTAAACGAGGAAGCAGAACGCGCTGTTCTTGGCTCCTGCCTTGTGGGTTCAATGCTCGCAGGCCGTGAGCTTCCGATTGATACCTGCCTGGATGCGGGTTGTTCAACGGATTGGTTCAGCCTTACGAAGCATCGGGTCATGTGGGACGCAATAGCATCGGAGCACATGGAGGGGAATACGTTTGATCTGGTTACGATTGGAACGGCGACCGGAGATTATGAGTTCATTGACCGACTGGTTGACGGAACACCATCAGCGAGCAACGTTTCATCATATCTGGAAATTCTGGATGATATGCAGAAGCGCAGGAGGATCGTTGACATCGCACAGAGAGCTATCGAAAAAGCGACGGAAGAGGGGCAAGACGCGCTTTGTATAGCTTCAGAGGCCTCAGAGTCCCTTGACGAGATATCATCGACGAGAGAGCGCAAAACGATCCGAGAGCACATGGCTGACAATATCAAGGTTCTGCGTGATGCGATTCTTGGGAATGCCAGCGGGTTACCTTTGCCTTGGCGAAAGTTCTCAGAGCTAACGGGAGGAGTCCAGGTCAAGTCGGTATGTCCGCTTGTTGGGCGCGACGGGAAAGGGAAGTCGGGAGCTGCTGCACAGATTGCTGATCATTGGGCGGGTGAGAATATCCCGACGCTCTATTTCAGCATGGAGGATGACCCACGGCGAACGCTCCTGAGAATGGCGGGATGTCGAAAGTGGTTTTCTGCGCGAGACTTTGAGATGGGGTCTGCGATGCTTGGGAATAATCGGGTCACATTTACGAAAAGTGAGGCGAATCGGTTGGAGCGTCTTCTGGATGATTACACAGACTGGGTTGATGGTCGACGGGTTGAGGTCATTGATGGAGACTTCACAGGCGAGCAGGTTCATGCTGAGATCAAAGCATTCAGGCGCCGGCATGGATTGAAGCCGACCGATAAGATGGGCGTGATTGTTGACGGGTTCAAAGATCTTGACGTTAGCGGGGGAGACGGGACCACGGCAGAGGAGAAGCATACAGCCAAGCAACTATTCAAGGCGGCCAAGCGTTGTAATGCCGGTCTGATCGTCGTTTCACACATAACGAAAATCGCGGGTGATGTGGCAATCATTAAGGAAAACATCAAGGGATCGGGTACACAGTTCCAGGGTGCGCGACAATGTTTGATATTCCAAGATGCCGGTTTACCTCAAATTCTAGATGAAAACTTCTTTGTTTTATCTGCGACAAAGGCTAACTTTGCACATGGCGGGTCTGCTGTACTGAGACGAGATGAGAAGGTTTTGAAATACGAGGAATTGTAAACAGAAACGAAAGGAATAAAGATGAGATGGTACAGAAAGAAAGAGAAGAATGAGTTCGATGGAGATATTCGAGGGCATACGCATTGTTGGGTTAATGAGGCGGCTTTAATCACAGAAAAGACGCAGGAGGAAAAGATTCAGGAGCTTGAGACGCGGGTTAAGCAGATGGAGTGTGAGCATGGGGGGTGGGAGTATTGCAAGGAGCTTGAAGAATACCCATTAATGAATGTATGGGGAGGGTATGAGTTTTTTACCCACTCTAAAAAATGTACTAAATGTGGCAAGGTGGTTGGCAACATTCCAAAAGAGCAATGGCTTCAAGAGCAGGCCGACTTGCATTACGAGAAGCATATTTATTTTATCGGCCAGATTAATGAACTAAACGAGGAGGAAGAAGTATGAGCTATGACATGACAGGAACGGTAAAAGTATTAGGCGAGGCACAGACATTTTCGTCTGGCTTCACGAAGCGGGAAATAGTTGTCACGGTTGAGGACGGGAAATTCGCGCAGGATATCAGCGTGGAGTTCTTGCAGGACAATGTTGCGAAATTGGACGCGCTCCAGATCGGTGATGTTGTGACAATTGCGTTTAATATCCGAGGGCGGGAGTATTCAGGTAGATATTTTAACTCATTAGTCGGCTGGAAAATTAATGTTGAACAGGGATCTTCACCGGCTGAGCAGCATCAAGGAGAGTCTTTTGCGCAGACCGTTGAGCGGGTTGTGGATGATGTGACCGGCGCGACGGAAAAGGTCGATCTGCCATTTTAATTTAAAACTGTGCTGATTAATTCAATCGGTAGAATCCTGCGTAGAGATCGGGGGGAATGCGAGTTCGAGTCTCGCATCAGCACGACTTACAACATTTATATTGTCGGGGGTTGGATGAAATACAACGAGGATATTGTAACCGCTTACTTCAAATCGCAGGGGATACCGGCTCCAGTTTATGAGCTGAAATTCCATCCGGTTCGGAGATGGCGGTTTGACTTAGCATGGCCTGACAAGAAGGTTGCTCTTGAGGTGCAGGGTGGGATCTTCACGGGCGGTCGGCATAATCGAGGTGCGGCGATGCTCAAGGAATGGGAGAAGTTGAACACGGCTGCGGGAATGGGTTGGAGGCTTTTGTATTGCCAACCTTCCGCGTTGTGCATGGATGAAACGGTTGAATATATCAAAACGGCTTTAGAGGCTGAGGGGGAGATGAAATGAGAGAGATAAAGTTTAGAGGGCAGGTATGCAACCCGTGTGATGACTCGAATGGAGAGTGGGTCTATGGCTCACTTGTAACTCAAACGAATGATGGGCCACAGATTGTAGAGGAGTTGATTCATGTTGATGGCTACGAGTTTAGCTGTAAGAGTTGGTTGGTTTTTCCTGAAACCGTTGGTCAATACACAGGGCTGAAGGACAAGAATGGGGTGGAGATTTATGAGGGGGATATTGTTTTCAGACAGGAGCACACCTTCTGGTCTGTTGAGCATGACCATAGTGATCCAAAATTCATCGTGTATAATCAACTGAACTCAAACCGAGACATCACGTTTGACACTCTATTTAATTACGCCCAGCATCCTGTTTTCTCATTGGATGGAGAAGTGTTAATTGAGCTTGAGGTGACCGGCAACATTCACGACAAGGAGGAAGCGAAATGAAACAGCGATTCAAAAAATGGTTAATCAATGAGTTCAAGCACTTGGACAGAGGCTGGTGGTTTGTCGGCTTTCTCTGGCTTGTGCTGGCGGTTGTATTTGTTGAGTGTCTTATTCGGGGATTACCTGGATTGATGCGCTAACGCTACGAATGAGACGCGGTGACGAGCGCCGCGAGTTACCCGTCGATTTCAATTCGATGGTTAGTTTTGAAAGGATGAGTGATGGCTAAATTTAAGAGAACAAAACCGAACAAACCAAAGCCGGAAACGTGCGAGGTTCCAGACTGTGACGAAAAGCCGACTTGCGTGCTCGGTGGGTTCTGGTTCTGCGCTAAACATGGCAATCGGGATTATGAAAAAACTAACAAGGAGACCAGCCTCACGTAGTCTTGTAGGTTGAGTCGGGAGTTAGACTCTTAATAATAACCGAGCACCGTATTGAGTTGACAAAGACAGGAAACCCGCGTAAAAGGTATGAAAATCAAGGAGGCGACATGGCAGGCAGACCGGCAAAGTATGATAAGAAGATGAATGATCAAGTCACCAAGCTCTGTTTACTTGGCGCAACTGATGAGGAGTTGGCTAATTTCTTTGAGGTTTGCGTTGCTACGATTAACAACTGGAAGCATGAGCATCCTGAATTTCTAGAGTCCATAAAGGCCGGCAAGGAAGATGCTGATTCAAAAGTAGCTCAAAGCCTATACAGTACGGCACTTTCAGGCAACACGACCGCGCAGATATTCTGGCTCAAGAATCGACGTTCGAAGCAATGGCGCGACAAGCAAGAGATCGACCACACGACAGACGGCGACAAGGTAACCGGCTTGAGCGTGACGTTTGTCGATCCGAAGAGGGACTCTGAATGCTAGGCCGAAGACCACGGGGAGCAGTAGCCACTCCCAATCGGACGGCGAAATGGAAGGATGTTGAGATCCTTGCATATATCCAAAACCGCTCTGGTGAATACGACGAAATCGAGAATCAGGTCTTGTCAGATCCATGGGCAGAAGGGTATCATGTTCGGCAAGCAGGGGGAACAATGCTCTCTCTGCCGGTTGAGCCAACGAATATCCGCGCAGCAGTACGGCGGGAACGCTACGATTTAAAGCTCAAAGGTTGGGCTGAGTGTGATAAAGAAATGAGAGAGGGAAAGAATGAGTAATCAAGTAAACGAGGACCTGAAGAAGGCTAAGTGGTACATTGAACGGGAAATTTCCAAGCGGGAGGAGCCATCATGCTAAATCGAGAACTAGACGAGCGGATTGTTGAGCTTTGTGATGGGCGACAGGAGGAGTATTACCGGCTCTTTTGTGCGGGTAATTCATTCAGGCAGATCGGGAAGCAGTTGGAGCGCGATGAGTCCTCTGTTAGGGGATCATTGAAAAAACTTGAGAAGCGGGTTGCTGCTTTGGGAGTTGTTCAGAACTACACAGACGAGAAGGGCGTTGCTCCAGGCTACAAGATCAAGGGGACATCCTCATTGATCGGGGCAGACGGACAGAAGAAGCTCGAATGGGTGAAGACTTGCGAGGATACCCAGAAGGCAGAGGACCGCCTGAAGATGATGATTGAGGCGTTGATTGAGCAAACGCCAATCAAGAAGGGAAAGGTTAAGGCTCCTGCATTACATAATGCCGACTTGATGGCCTGCATTCCAATCGGTGATCCGCATCTGGGAATGTATGCGTGGGCTGAAGAGTGCGGGGAAGACTTTGATTGTGAGATTGCTGAGGATAGAACAATCAAGGCGGTTGATCGTATCGTTGACGCGATGCCTTCTTGTGGGGTGTGTCGAATCGAGGAGCTAGGCGACATGTTCCACAGCGACACAGAGGACGCCACAACACGCCGTTCTGGGAATCATCTAGACGTCGATGGGCGATGGGGTCGGGTTGTAAAGATCGCGCTTCGTATGATGACGCATTGCGTTGATCGATGCCTAGAGAAACATGAGAAGGTTGAGGTCATCTGTGTTAAAGGGAACCACGACGACCAGACGGCCTACTGTATGGCGATGATGCTGGATCTTTATTATCGCGCTGAACCACGGGTTTGGGTCGATACTCATTACGGCGATTTCCATTTCAAGGAGTTCGGGAAAGTTCTACTTGGCGCAAACCACGGAATGATTAAGCCTGACAAACTGCACACCGTTATGACTTGCGACATGGCAGAGGCTTGGGGCAGAACCCTGTTCCGCTATTGGCATGTCGGGCATATCCACCATCACCGCTCGATTGAGATTGGCGGTTGTATCGTTGAGGCATTCAGAACGCTGGCATCAAAGGAGGCTTATTCAACCGCTGCAGGGCATCGTTCAGGGCGCGACTTGTCTGGAATCGTATATCATAAGGACTTCGGCGAGATCGAACGCCACAAGGTGAATATTGCAATGCTGAACGCGGAGGATTAAGATGCCAATAAACGAAACACGAATATTTAAGAACAAACCAAAGTGGGCAGACATGCCAGAGATCAGCCGAGACGACCGATGTGTTTGGTTCCGGTCGGGATATGGGCGAGTAATGGTTCCGCTGAAGTATGTTGAAAAATATGAAAAAGAGCAGGCTGATGCCTGATTCATACGCAGAGGAGATTGCAGAGGGCGTGTTAAACCTTATGTTATCGGATGACCTCTTTTCGGTCTTCGTTGATGATGGAGGTGAGTCGTGTTCTGTGATCTGGTCTTGCGCGTCGGTTGAGCTGTTGGAGGCAAGGGTCCAGGAGGTGCTGGACGCATGAAGGAACGGCTCACAAATGGCGACGAGATGGATGCGGTTTGGGCGCGGAAGATCTTGTGTGTGTTCCAGAAAGCGGGTGTAGCGTCAAAGACAAAGCGCAGGATTAGGAAGCGCAGACGACGGGAATGGAAGCGGAGGCTTTGGGATGATGACTGATGAGGACATTGCAGAGATCGTTGCGGAGGCGTTCAAGGAAGAGGAAGAGAAGCGCAGAAATCCGTTTGTCGAGATGATAAAAGCTGTTAAGGAGATATTGAGATGATAAAAAATATAGCAGTTGATAGAGTTGGCCTTGACACGGGAGCACCAGCAACCCGCTTTAGGGTTCTCATTGTCACGGACATGCAAGAGAAATATTTTGCAGTTAATGAGCACCACACAGATCAGGAGCTGGCAGATGGCCTGCGATTCCTTGCAGACGCAATTGAGGAGGATGCGTATTATGACAAGTAACAGATTCAGAATCACGGGCGTATCTCCAGAAGGCACCGACCACGAATGGACGGGCAGCGGTTGGGCTGATCAGGGCAAGGGCAAGACGTATACAGATTGCGACTCGTTCTTGCTTGAGCGCAGGATTAATCGCGCGGGCAATATGATGGAGTGGACGGCTTGGAGGGTTGAGGTATGATTAAAAAGGTTTATGCCGATAGTGTTAAGATTGAGACATCGTATGCAGTTGGTCATAGGATTTTAATGGAGAAGGATAATAGAGAGGTGCAATATATCTCGTTCTCTGATGAATCAAGTGATGATCAGGTTGCCAAGGCTTTACGGAGCCTAGCTGATTGGGTGGAAGGCTTGGAGGGTTGAGGTATGAATAAAGAATATGAGATAAGGGCCAATGCAGCACCGTGGAACAACGGGGTTGATTTCTTGTGCCGTGATTTCGATGGGAACATTGTCAAGTCGTTGCGGTTCTCAAAGCCTGAGAGCAGATACTCAACCTGCAAGCCGACGTTTTCCTTGTCTGTCACGCAGGCACAGACCTTGATGGATGACCTTTGGAACGCTGGGTTAAGGCCGACAGAGGGAAGTGGAAGCGCAGGGTCATTACGGGCAACAGAAAGCCATTTGAATGATATGCGGAAAATTGCGTTTAAAAAGCTAGGGGTTGAGGTGTGAGGCTGATGCAAGGCGATTGCCTAGAGAGAATGAAAGAGATTGAGAGCGGTTCGGTTGATATGGTGCTGACTGATCCACCCTACAACATTGCCAAAGACAACAACTTTGACACAATGGGGAGGGCTGGAATCGACTTCGGAGAATGGGATAAGAACGCTGACATCCTGACCTATATTAAGGATGTTGCTCGTGTCCTGAAAAATGGAGGGTCGTTTGTTGTCTTCAACGACTGGAAAAACCTTGGCGACATCACAATGGTGGCAGAGTTTTGCGGGCTTCAAACAAAGGATCTGCTTCGGTTGGAGAAAAAGAATCCAATGCCGAGAAACAGGGACAGGCGATATATTACAGACTACGAGCTTGCTGTTTGGTACGTGAAGCCTAGAGCTAAGTGGATATTTAATCGCCAAGACACTGCCTACCAGCGACCGAAGTTTGTCCACTCAATCGACAAAGGGTTTCATCCGACACAGAAAAGCCTTTCGCTAATGGAGGAGCTTCTGGAAATTCACTCAAACGAGGGCGATATAGTTCTTGATTGCTTTATGGGAAGCGGGACAACCGGAGTCGCCTGTGCTAACCTAAACCGCGACTTCATTGGCATTGAGATGGATGAAACCTACTTCAAGATTGCAACGGAGCGAATAGAGAAGGCGCACAAGGACAAGGCGCAATCAGAATGGGAGCTGCTATAAAAGTCGAGGCTCAGATTCCTGGATGGGCGCGGTTCTTGTTTGAGCCTCATCGATACAAGGTCGCGTGGGGTGGACGGGGTGGAGCTAAATCGTGGGCGTATTCTGATGCCTTAGTTATCGAAGCCTCGCAATCTCAGCAACTCGTTTTGTGTACGCGCTCGATTCAGTTGAGAATCCGCGACTCATCAAAGCGAATCGTTGAAGGCTCCATCAAACGACTCGGCCTTGAATCAGAGTTCGAGATTCAGCGCGAGAGGATCATCCACCTTTCAACCGGCTCTGAGTTCATCTTTATTGGGCTCAACGATCTGAAGTCAGCGGAGGGCATCACAAGGGTCTGGATTGACGAGGCGCACACCGTAACGCGCCGGCAATGGATTGAGCTTATCCCGACGATCAGAACGGACGGCTCGGAGATCTGGGTATCATTCAACCCATGCTTCGAGACTGATGTTGTTTATGATGAGTTCGTTGCTAATGAACCACCGACCGGCGCGAAGGTTTTAAAGGTCGGATATGCTGACAATCCTTGGTTTCCTGAAGTGCTCAAGCAAGAGATGGAATCAGACCGCCGGCGAGATCCAGATAAGTTTATGCACGTTTGGGAAGGTGGACTTGAGAAGCATAGCGCAGCACAGATCTTTAATGGATGTTGGAAGGTTGGCGATGTGCCGACGCCTCCAGGTAACACGCGGTTCTTCTTCGGGGCAGACTGGGGATTCTCACAAGATCCGACCACGTTCGTTCGTTGTTGGATTGATGGACGGACGCTCTACATTGACAAGGCGGTCGGAGGTGTGGGCATTGAGATCGACAAGACTCCTGCCTTATTTAATCAGATCGAGGGAGCCGGCAAATGGCCTATTACCGCAGACTCAGCCCGACCTGAAACGATCAGTTATATGAGACGCAATGGCTTCTCCAGAATGCGCGGATCGAAGAAGGGCAAGAACTCAATCGAGGATGGGATTGCCTTTATGCGCCAGTTTGACATCGTGATTGCGCCTGAATTGAAGGACGTTCATGAAGAATTTATGATGTATTCTTACAAGATCGACAAGCATACCGAGGAGATTCTGCCGATCATCGTGGACTCTTGGAACCACTATGTGGATGCGTTAAGGTATGCACTAGAGGAACTTATGCGAAGAGAGCGGTCAAAGGGTTCAGGCGCGGTTGT